TTACCACCTTTAACTCCAATCATTGAAAACATTATGCTTGACTCTTTTTAATTGCAGCTTCAGTAGGTGCACCTTTAGCGCCTTTAGCACGCATCTTTTCGCCACGTTTTCTTTTTTGTGCAATGTTGTACCAAAGACCTTTTTTAGCAACCTTACCTTCTTTAGTTACGTGTGTGCCTTTACTATAACCTTTCCTAATCATACCACCGCCCATTGCTTTTTTTCTTTTTAACGCTTTAAAATCTTCGCCAGTTATTTTATCAAAAGGTTTAGCAGCGCTTGCTATCTTT